AAATGACTATCCAAGTCATCTGATAAACTTTGTAGAAGAGCAAATAAAATTAAATAGATATAACATCAATAATGAAATAACCATAGTGTATGAGATATCATCACAAAAGGTTGTAAGGAGTGGTTTTTATGGTAATATATAAATATCTAAAATCATAGTAATATGTTTATTTTCTCTTTTATACTCTCATTATTCGCTAATCATCTACCTGTGATGTATGTTCAAGTACCTCAGTGGGCAGATGACTGGGCAGTTTGTGCTGTAGATATACCAGATGCTAAATGTCATTGGTATGTTGTAGCACCTGATAATACATTTGGTGAAGGTTTTAGTTGGGAAGATGCACCTTGGTTTGATGCAAATGGTTTAAATGATGTTGCACCGATGCAAGAAGTATCAGTTTTAGAAAAATTACAGGGGAAAAAATGAAAACATTTGAACAATTTAAAGAAGAATTAAAGAAATTTGATCCAAAAGCATTCACAGGTGGAGTTGTGAATAAACTTCTTAATAAAATGGATACTAAGAGTATTAATATTCCATCGGGAGAAGAGATTACTTCTAAAGTAAGTGATATGACTTCAAAATTACAAACTAAATTGGAAGACCCAAATACTTCAAAAAAATTAAACAAAGCACTTAATTTATTAACTACATTTGGACAAAAAAAATGACCACTCCTAATTGGCAACACAATTCTGGTAAACCACAGAAACGAACGTTAAAACCACAAGCTCTACGACAAGCAAAGAAACGTCGTGGACAGTTAATAAAGTGTCTACTCAACCGTCCCAAGGGGCGGTTTCGTTGTTATAATAGGTACATAAAGCAAACAACATTATGACAGTCCAACACGAAATCAAATCACAACTCGCTAAATTACTTGCCACAGAAGACATTATAGTTGAGCATAAGAAAGTCGAAACAGCAGAGTTCAACGTACAGACCCGTGTACTTACACTTCCAATGTGGGAGAAAGCAAGTAACGGAGTGATTGATATGCTAGTTGGTCACGAAGTTGGACACGCACTCTATACACCTGATACTGAGTGGTGGAAAGAGGTTCAGATACCTCAACAGTTTGTTAATGTTGTTGAAGATGCACGTATTGAGAAGTTAATTAAGAGAAGATATGAAGGACTCAACAAGACATTCTACAATGCATATCACGAACTATCAGATAAGGACTTCTTTGATATTCAGAACAAAGATATGAGTGATTTCAATCTTGCAGATAGAGTGAACTTATATTTTAAGATTGGTCATTTTGTTGATATTGACTTTAATACTGAAGAGAATTTTCTTGTAAGTAAGATTCAATTAGCAGAGACATTTGAAGAAGTATTAGTTCTTGCAAAAGAATTATATACACTTTGTAAACAACAATTAGAGCAAGAGAACAAAGAAAGACAGGAAGTAGAGAATGACACAGGTATAGACTTAGGTGATGAGACTTTTGATGGCACACCTAAATCCGAAACAGAGGAGTCTGGAGAAGAAGAAGTAGATTTAGATTATCAGAAATCAGAATCACAACCACCAACAATCGAAGAGATTGAAGATATGATGGATGAACTTAATGGTCGTTCTCAACCACAAGATACAGAACCAGAAGTTGAAACAATGGATGCTCTTGATGAAGCACTCAAAGAACTTATCAATAGAGGTGGTCGTGAAAATCATTATGTTGAGTTACCAAAGGTAGATATTAATCAAGTCGTAATTTCAAATGAGAAAGTCCATAAAGAATTTAAAGAGCATTGGACTAATTTAAATATAAGAATACAAGCTCAGTTTAAGAAAAATCCGAACTACTTTATTTCTGGTTCTGTCTCACTTTGTAATCCTGAGAATATCCCACAATCTTATGACCCATATGAAGTGCTAGATAAAGAGTTCTATGCATTTAAAAAATCAGCACAAAAGGAGGTAAGTTATCTTGTCAAAGAATTTGAATGCAAAAAATCTGCAGGAGCTTATGCCCGTGCTACTACTAGTCGCACTGGTATTCTCGATACAGCTGTATTACACACTTACAAATTTAATGAAGACTTATTCAAAAAAGTATCAGTAGTGCCTGATGGAAAAAACCACGGACTAGTATTCATACTTGATTGGTCTGGTTCAATGAATAATGTAATGATGGATACATTGAAGCAACTTTACAACCTAATCTGGTTCTGTCGCAAAGTACAAATACCTTATGAAGTTTATGCATTTTCAAATGATTATCCTAGACCTGCGATGTATGCAAATAGAGAGACTTTCTATGAACCAAAGGATATGATGGCAGAAGTTGGAAATAATTTTGCTTTATTGAATATGTTTAGTAGTCAAACTAAGTCAAAGGATTTAGATACACATATGATTAATATTTGGAGGTCTGCCTGTGTATTTGATTGGACACAAAGTACACCTTACTTAGATGTACCATATGGATATAGATTATCTGGAACACCTTTAAATGAAGCGATGGTTTCTTTACATCAACTACTTCCACAGTTTCAAAAGAAAACTGGTGCTGAAAAAGTACAATGTGTAGTTCTTACAGATGGGGAAAGTCAACCACTTAAGTATCATCGTGAGGTTCAAAGACAATGGGAAGATGAACCATATATGGGAACAAATTATTTTGGAGAAAGTTGTGTATTACGTGACCGTAAGTTAGGTAAGACTTATGTTTCAAAAGACTCTAGTAGATATGAATGTACAGATATGTTACTTCATAACTTAAGAGATAACTTTCCACAAACTAATTTTATTGGTATTCGTGTTCTTCCAAGTAGAGAAGGTGGTTCATTCATTCGTAGGTATTGTGGATATGAAACTGAAGCGTCAAATAAAATGATGCATCGTTGGAAGAAAGAAAGGTCTTTTGCAATCACTACATCTGGATATCACACTTACTTTGGTATGGCATCATCTGCTCTAAACAATGATGGAGAGTTAGTTGTAAAAGAAGATGCAACTAAGGCAGAAATCAAGAGAGCATTTGCAAAGAGTCTTAAAGGTAAGAAGATGAATAAGAAGATATTAAGTGAATTTATTGAATTGGTAGCTTGATAAATAAAGTTACCTTACAATAATATTATGGTTAGAATTACATCTAAAGAAGCTCAAGGTATGAAGGACGCATATTCAAAAATGTATGCACCAAAGGAAGAACCCAAGGTTGAAGCAGAACCTCCTAAAGAGGAACCTGTGAAAGAACCCGAAGCAAAAACAGAAAAATGACACGTTTTACAGAACTTTTAATGACAGGTGAAGTCCATTCTGCATATGAAAATGTAACTACAACTTTAGTATCAGATACAGCACCTGCGTCTGTAGAAGAACCAGTAAATCCACCACCTCTTGATTTTGAATCTATGTCAAAGCTTGACTTGGAAACATTTGGTCGCACAATAGGTATTGAATTGGATAGAAGACATAGTAAAAATAAACTAATCAAACAACTGAAACAGCATATCGAGTATATGGAGACAGTTTAAACCAGTTGATAAAGTGGCACATAAGGGGTTTCATTAACCCCTTTTTTTAACTATAATATAGGTATAGTTAAGAAACAACACTTTTATTATTATGCCTTTTGAAACAAAAATGACTTCCGAGCAAGCAATCGAAAAACTCAAGAACCTATACGGTACTGAGATTACAACAGCAGATATCAAAGCATTCTGTGCTATGAACGATATCACATATCAAACAGTTACTAAGAAGTTATCTAACTTCAAAGTATCTAAAGGAAAGTGGAATCTAGAAGTTACATCTGCAGCTGTAGAAAACATTGAGAAGTCCTACAACTCTCCTGCAGTACTACCTGCATCAGAAAAGAATTTAGTTCCTGAGATTGATGAAACATTTTTCAAATTTGGAAACTTTGCAGATATTAAGAAAGTAATACAATCAAAACAATTTTATCCAACATTCATTACTGGTTTATCTGGTAATGGTAAAACTTTCTCTGTAGAACAAGCTTGTGCTCAGTTAGGTAGAGAACTTATTCGTGTAAACATTACTATTGAAACAGATGAAGATGACCTCATTGGTGGATTCCGTTTACTCAATGGTCAAACCGTTTGGCATAATGGCCCGATCATCGAGGCCTTGGAGCGCGGCTCGATTCTATTGCTTGACGAAATTGACTTGGCTTCCAACAAGATTCTTTGCCTTCAATCAATCCTCGAAGGAAAAGGAGTCTTCCTCAAGAAGATTGGAAGATATGTAAAACCAGCGCCAGGATTCAATGTGATTGCAACTGCAAACACAAAGGGTAAAGGTTCTGAGGATGGTAGATTCATCGGTACTAACGTATTGAACGAAGCATTCCTCGAAAGATTCCCTGTTACATTTGAACAGGCATACCCAAGTGTGAAGACCGAGTTCAAGATTCTTCAAGGTCTTGCTGCAACTCTTAACATCAAAGATGATGAGTTCTGTCAAAGACTTGTTGATTGGGGTGACATTATCCGTAAGACATTCTATGATGGTGGTATCGAAGAGATTATCTCTACTCGTAGACTTGTTCACATCATTCGTGCATATGCAATTTTCAAGAACAAAGCCAAGTCAATTGAGGTTTGTGTTAATCGCTTTGATGATGAGACCAAACAGCATTCATGGAGTTGTATGACAAAGTAGATGCTGATGTTGAGTTTACACCTGTTGACGAGACACCAAAGTCCTGATATAATAAGGGGAGTAAAACTCCCTTTATGATAAACGCCTATAGTTTAGCTGCTGAAACACTGGAAGGAACTTTGGATGAGACCTATCCAGTGATCAGTAAAATTAGTGACATGAAACTTAGACCACAAAAAATGAGACTTTCTGATAAAACATTGATGTTGTTGAAAAACTTTTCAACGATTAATCAATCTATATTATTCAAGAAAGGTAATTCATTAAGAACAATCTCTGTAATGAAAAATATTCTTGCAGAGGCCACAATTGAAGAAGACATACCAAAAGATTTTGGTGTCTATGATTTGAATCAGTTTTTAAATGCATTGAGTTTGCATCAAAAACCTGAGTTAGATTTCAAGAATGAGGGATATACTGTCATTAGTGAGGACAAAGCAAGGTCAAAATATTTCTTTGCTGATCCTAATGTGATTGTTAGTCCACCAGAGAAAGAAATTACTTTACCTACAGAGGATGTTTGTTTTCA